ACATCTCTTCCATTCTCCTCCATAATTTTGTTGATTGTCTCCTGCTCTAAACCAAGAGCTTTCAGAAATTCTGTCTTCATGTTACTTCTCCTTTCCGTATTAGGTTATTTTTAGGCGTGTAACCAGCCGCCACGAACTGACTATTTTAGGTCTGATCATCTGACCAAAAGAAAAACACCCCTCAGGGTGTCTCCTACAAAAATGTTATACAATTATATTCCCGGTTGATATCTGTCAATCCGAGAAACCACGAATCCAGTAGCAACTTCCCTCTGTCAGAAAGCTGCTCCCATTCGATCACGGTTCTTCCGCTCCCGGTATCTGCCCTGATCCGGTCACCTGTCAGATCATTCAGCGAATTGATCAGGTTGCAGGTGAGAGCGGATACCGCTGCACATGCCCGGTCAATCCCGTCTGAACCTTTCCGGCAGGCATGACCGGTCATGTGGATACTGTTTGATGTAATTCTTATTTCAATCACTAGATCACCTCCTGAAAATGAGTACAAAAATACCACTCACTCTCTCGAATGGGTGGTATCTATTCAATTTGTTTCATTTCATCTTCTATTTCTTCTCTTTTCCAACCTTCCTCTGAGAGAATATCTAAGATTTCTTCCGGCTCACACAATATCTCTTCCAATTTCCAAATTCTTTCACGCAAGTGTGTTCTTCTGACGGCAAATTCTATTTCTTCATCAGAATCCCCTAGCCTTCTAAAAACATCTTTCATTTCCTCATCTTCAATTTCCTGAAGTTTTTTATCGATATCAGGTGTATCTGGGTCAAACATTGTCATTATAATCCCTCCATGATTTCTTCGAGTATTTCACCAAAGATTCTTGCTGCTTCTCGTGGTTTTTTACTAGTCATATATTCAGAAAAACATTCCGCAAAGAACTCTCGCTCATTTTTGTAAGCGTATTCTGAAATATGCTTTGTGATGAATTCCTTTTTAGAAAAATCTAACGCATCGTTCAGTTCTCGTCCTTTGTAGCCCATTCTAGTCCAGTCTGCACGCTCCGCACGTGTATAATCAAAATATCCTAATCTTTGTAAGACTTCTCTCCTAACTGCTACGCTCGTCCTTGTTACACCATATTTTTCTATCTTTCCTCCATATATACCTTTCCATGTAAGGTAACCATCTAACTGATGTCCCATTTCATGAACGATTATACTGTCGGCGGTAGTTCCAAGTGGAGAAAATCCAATTTTTATATAATGCTCATATTTTTTCTTTAACTTTTCGTAATCCGAAAAATAGGAACTAAGTTTAATAACACCATGCATAGAACTGCTTGAGGCAATCGACTTCAAATCTGAATCATATATAATTTTATTTGTATATCCTTTGAGCTGCGGAAATTTGTCAAATACTTTCTTAATTCCATTATATACCGATTTTCTTGATTTTTCATCAACTTTACTGAAATCAATTTTATCCTTACCGATACCCATTACTTTTGATAATTTTGACTTTTCAAACAAGTTATCTGTACTGGAGGCTTTTATAACCATTTTTCTGGATATTTTTCCAGGTGCAACCCTGCCTTTCATATCCAAATAAATTCTTTCACGTTCCTGTTTAAGTCCCATTTTCTTCGAGAACCTTGCATACTCATCTAACTGTCCTTGGTACTTACATCGAGCTAACATAACATCATCCGGATCAGCACCGCCTTTTTGCAATAGCTGCACCTTTTCACGCTGTGCCCGCATAGCAGTTTCCATTTGACGCTGCCGTTGTTTTGCTTCGTAAAGAGTGTATTCTTTACCACGGAACTCGGTCGGCTCGCTTTCTTTCCGATTCTGTTCGTCTAGCCAGTCATCCGTATAAGCTCGTACCGATACACCGGGAACAAAAGGGAAGTAAGTATGGTAGCAGTTTGCTCCACATAGTCCGGTTACTGTACCGAGTCCACAGACATCATACAATTGCTGTTGACTCCACACTCTGCCCTGCCATATCGTATGCGTTGGCCTTGCTCCTGCGTGCCATTCCACCTCAAAAAACTCCGTACCGAGCTTTTCGGCGTTATACTCCGCAATCTTCCCGGAAAGCTGTGTAAGCCCGGTCATAACCGCCCGCCTTGCCGCAACCTCGATCCGGTTTGCATACCCGGATGAATATTCGATCTGCCGGAGTCCACTATTTGTAAGCTGAGTGACTACCCGCCGGAGAACTGTATTATAATCAAACGCTCCTGTCACAATGTCCATGCAGGCATTATCAAGATACCCACTGTATACCTGCGACAATGGAGTTAATACCTTTCTGCCGCCATAATCCAAATAAAAGCCCAGAGATCTTGTTATATTTTCCAAGTCCTCAAGGCTTTGCTTTTTGATAGCTGATGTCACCTGTATCAGATGTTCATTTTCTTCAAAAGGTATGTATTCCGCATTGATCTGTTCATAGACGTCCTTGTTCCTGACATATTCCCAGTTAATTACTTTGTCATACAGCTCAAACATTTCCGGGTAAGAAGTGTTCAGAGTGCCTTTCAATGCATTCTCAATGCCCTCCGAGGAATACCCCAGTATTTTTAACCGGTTAATCTGCCAGTCTGCTGTGCTGGTGATTTCGCCCGTCTTCTTAATTCTCC